TATATTCTTTCAATCCTGACATCCCGGGTTGACCCCCCACCCCTGGAAAGGGTAGGGGGCCGAGACTGCTGGTGCAGCCTGCCAGAACCTGTTATCCTGTTAAGGATACGTTCTCTGGCATCGTTGTAATCACAGGTTCATTATCTTCATTAACGAGGGAATCAACCTCACTAAATGAAAGCACTCTCAATAGGGAGTGCAGATAATGTTCACTCTCGATTGGAGTAAATGGTTGTGAAACCATTTTCTTCAACGAAGCGTTAACACTTGACATCACAGGCACTATATGGTCTTTCAAAAGACATGTAGTTGCCATTATTATGATGTCAGGTTGACTATCAAAGTACAATATTAATTGTTCTTCGATCTCACGACGGGAAAGAGTGATCCAACTAGGTTGGATACACTGGAGTTTCGAGACTATTAAGTCCGATCCTCCTTCAGGAAGAGTTAGCTCTTTACTAAAGAGCTCAGCTATTTCCTTTATCTTTTGGATCTGGTTACTCTCACAAAGAGTAACCGGATTCCTTGGTATATGACCATAATACATGGAAATATTACCCCCGAATTTACTTTCATTAATGAAATGGATGTAAATTGGTGAGAAATCAAGAGTCTTATCCCTTAACAAAGAGGATAAGATTCTCTTAGCAGGAGGTCCTCACCTTTCAGTGAGTTCCATACCACTAAGTGCCATAACTTTTAAAGCTCTGGCATGATTAGTCAGGTTCTTATAATATTCTATGAATATTAGAACACTTAAACGCTCGAGTACTGATGAATTTAATTCATCAGAAACCATCTTACCAAGGCTACCGAAGTGTAAACCTCGTATAGCTCTGGTAGTAGGCAGTGACATAGATATATAAACTAATTTTATTAGCTTGTATATCGGCCCCTTAGGGTCAACCTGGGATCACAATTTCAAGTAGTAACCTGGTTTCAGGTGAGCTCCTATATCCTTTTTGAATAATTCAAGAAGGGTAGGTATTGTCCCAAGGGACAGTACAGAAGGAGTAAGTGGAGTAAGTTCATAAACATTGTTCCCGAAGGAATACAAGTTTCGCTTCGCGAATTCAACAAGAATTCCAGAAGCGCTAGGCGTTATCCCGAAGGACTTACCTATTGAACACTCTACACCTAATCGATACATGAGAGTCAGATATAAATCTGCAACTCTTTTATCACGTATCATTAGGTCATCACCTAAAACGCAATACTCTTTGTAGTTTATAACACCTAAAGTGTTAAAAGCTGCAAACTTCACCACCATGTGGTGTAAGAACGCGGCCAGAGGGAAGGAAACATTAGTTCCCATCCCCTGTCCGATTGAGTATTGTACAACACCCTTAGGTTTTCCAACGTTAGGTTGGAAAGTCAAAGGGCGTTCAGGTCCAATTAACACATTAAGAGCTTTCTCTATTGTGTGTAGAGTATTTTTTTCAAATTTGAAAAAAATATGAAGAACCTCTGTCAGAACCTTTAATTGGATTCTGGCATCGATTCTATCTGTGATATTTTTCATATCACATGAGACTATACTATGACCATTATTCATGGTCTTGTATGCTCACTCTACACCTTTGGATTGTTTAATCATACAATCCTGCGATTCTCTATTTAATAGAGATCGTAATATAGAATAGATGGGCTGACAAAGTAACTGAGTTACATAGTCCATCTCTGCTACAGATCTTACTTTACATCCCACATCGGGAAGTAATGCAAGAGTAGCAACTCTTGTGAAATTATATTCACCAGATTTGCTATAAATATATGCCAAGAATTTCTTGGTATATGTTTTCTGTAGGAGCTCTTTTACCGAAATAAAGAACCCTCTACCTCCTTCATCTCAAAAAATTTTGAGATTGAGTTTGTAGAGATCAAATACTGCTCGTGGGTATATCTTTCTTACTAGAAGGTCATTTAATGACATCATCCAGTTTGAATTAGAATTACCCATACCGGTGCTAGTTGCACGCGGTTTAACGATTTCATGGAAACCCTTACGGGCCTCCTTGACGACTACATTGCGTAGTTCGTCTGAATCGTAACGATGCTGTAGGTACGTTAAAGTAATATCTAAAATACTCTTTAAGAATATTGAAGATGACTCATCAGGTTGATCAAACCTAATTTGAGCTGGGAGTTTACCTCCTGTTACTATTTTCCTATCAAATCCTTTATGTTTTTGACTAGGTTTATAACGTACTATTCTGGTAATATTGAATAGCGTTAAAGCTATCCGATATCGCCAGAGGTTCTTTGGCAATATCATTAACATATTTTTTATGTTAGTGAGCAATAAAGGGTCGAATCCTGATAGAGGTTTAAGTACCGTGTTCCAAATTGGATCATTGTACAATAAACCATCAGGGTCGACTAAGGATTTTTGGTGGTTACCAAGTATTTTGGAACCATCACCTATAGTGTCCAGATTTCTTAACAAGTTATCTTTACACTCCTTTATTGCAGCCAATCGGCCATGGAATGAATGACTTATAACAGATTTTATTATTTTCTGTATTAATTCATGTTCCATGTGTGTTAATTGTCTACCAGCTGCTATTGATACCAGCAGTCTGAATGATTTAGTTGCCTTTTGAATAGAGAATATGTCATCTATCTCAAAAAGGCAGAAGTTCATCCTGATAAGGGATTCTTCTCTAAATCAGAAATTGTGGTAGGTCGGGATTTTAAGAAAGTATGAGCGGAAGCTTCATGCTGTCCGCCCGTTTTAACAGAATTTGATTCATTCTGTAACGGTACACCATTTAAAAAGTGTTTCATATATTCTTTCAATCCTG